TAAAACTGCAATGAGGCAGTCAAATTTCTATAGCTAGGGGCAAATTGTACGCAGTTTGCAGAGGTATAGTACCAATCAAATACAGTCAGTAACAGTTAATAGTTTAAAAATAATTTTGGTTTGGGGGAAGTTATGGAAGAATATCCAGTTGGTTTTTTAACGGAAGTGTAGTAAATAGCTTACACTGCTTAGTATACCCACTTAAGTAAAGTTTGAATCGTGGATTAATTAGTTGCTTTAATCGCATTAGCCACAACAATAATAATGAGATACTAGCTCTCGAGAAGTCTCTTCTAAGGAAGAGCCGTCTCTCAGGCAGTACTCTTTTATTAGGTTTTGTTGAATTGAATGAATATCGGTTAGCAGTGTTATTATCAATTATGAATATATTATACCATACATTTAACAAAATAGCAATGTATATTTATGAGGATGTCATCGGCGGGAAGTTCTGTGAAGGTTTTATCTAACGTAAAAAAGTTTATTATATGAGTAGATAATCATCTTTTACGGGACTTCGATACGAAGCCTCTTTGAGGTCTCAACATCTCCTCACGATTTCTCTTTGCTTCTCTCCGCTTTGCTGCGTTCTTAACTCTTTGCTTCTTCTGTGCGGGCTTCTCGTAATACTGTTTCTCTTTGAGTTTTTCTAGTTTACCATCGCGCTTTGTTTTATTGCGAAAGTTGCGTAATACTCTGTCGAAGTTATAATTTGGTGTGCTTTCTTGTCTTTTCATCGTCTAGTTGTGTTGAAAGTAAAGCCTCGTTTCCTCAAATAGTGAACTTTACTGGTGATGGCTGATGGTGTTTTTCCTAGCTTAGCTGCTATATCCATGAGTTCCATCTTGCCGTAATGCGTTTTTAGGTCTTTGACTTGTTTATCAGTCCATCTATTAGTTTTTTCCATACCTCTATTATAACAAAAGTGAGACCAGATGTCAAGAACTATTTTAAAAGTGTTTCATATAATATACAATGTACATTTTAAGAAACAAAAATTTAAATCTTGACACCGCACTGAAAAAAGTATATAATAACTGTATATTAAAATAAATAAAGGAACTTTTATGATTGTGAATTGTAGTATGCGTCATTCACCAAGTGGACGCAAAAGAAAAACAAACGCTTACAAGAAGGCTAAGCGACCCGAGTGGAAAGCTCATGTAGTGGACACTAGCAAATCTTTAGTAGAAAAACAAAAGAGATTACCTAGTATGGAAACCACGGGGTACTGCACAGTTGTAGACAATAGTTGGAAAGTGGAGGAGAGTAAGAAGTTTACTGTAGCTCCAGCGTACAACAAGGGTGCGTATCAAGTGATACCACGAGGAGATGTAGAATGGATTGGCAAATAATAAGTATAATGTTCGCAGCAGCTTGCAGTGGACATCTTATGTATATAGTAGGTAAGAAACAAGGCATCAGTAAAACACTAGACTTCCTCAAAGCCGATGGACAGATAGACTTTGATGAGGACTGAAATTTAATTCTTGACAAGGGTGGTAATTTTTGTTATAATAGTAGTATAAATTTTAAATAATTTATGTGATTTTCAGCGGAGTTGCAGGGACTCCCACAACAAAACCTTGCATATGTCTGGCACGAGTAAGAAACGCCAAGTTTCTGAGGGTTGTGGTAGGAGCTCCGCTTTCCACCAGCGGACGGGTTTTGTTAGACATACAACATTAACCGAGACGCCGCAAGGGTCTCAAAGCGCGGACCGAAAGGACGCAAACAGGAGAAAAACAATGACTGGATTAACAGCATTAAACTTTAACGACTTCGACAAATTATTTGTTGGATTCGACCGCTTGAATAAGGAACTTACTAGAAGGAACGAGAGTTCACCTCTTACTAACTATCCAAGATACAACTTAGTAGCAGTTGGAGATACGGGTTACCGCATCGAAATCGCGCTGCCTGGCTGGTCAAAAGATGACATCGATATCAAGCAACACAAAAATAAACTTACTATAGAAGGAACAGAAAAGCAAGAACTAAGTTCTGGCGAGGAACGTTATGTCCATAAAGGACTCAGCGGTAAAACCTTTAGCCGAATTTTTACTCTTGGGGATTGGGTAGAAATATCTAATGCCGAATTCACACATGGTATGTTAGTTATTAACCTTCAGGTAAATACACCTGACGAAGAGAAGCCTAAGACGATAACAATAGGCTAGGAGAAACTCTATGCAATATGCAAAACGATTCTTTAATCGTAGTGCTTTGTTGCAAGCGGTTAAAGTAGTTAAAGTAAAATATTGTCCTCACGGGGACACATGCGAGGTGATTATTATGATGTCATTATGTTTTGGAACTATGTATCTAGCGATGCTGCCAATTCTATGATTATCACTAACACTGCCTTAGCGATGTTACAACAGAGAGTCGCCTCAAGCAGCAATGCTTGGGGTGCTCGACTTACAGTCCGTAATAGTGGCTGTGGTGGCTATTCATATGATTTAAGTTATGCCGAAAGTCCTAATTTAAATGATGTGGTATACCACAATATCTTAGTAGTAGATATGCTAAGTTCGGAGTATCTAGAAGATGCAAAAATGGATTGGGTGGTTGATAAGCTTAATGAAGAGTTTAGAATCACAAACAACAAAGAGAGTGGACGCTGCGGATGTGGTGAAAGCTTCTACATATAGGAAAACTATGAAAACAAGTAAAGCAGGAATAGACCTGATTAAAGAATTTGAAGGTTGTGAGACCGAAGCGTACCTATGCCCAGCGGGCGTATGGACTATAGGCTATGGACATATTAAAGGCGTAAAAGAAGGCGATGTAATTACAGAGCAACAAGCCGAAGAAATGTTAGTAGCAGAATTAGATGAGTACGAAGGGTACATTAATGTTAATGTAGCACTAACACTCAAGCAAAACCAATTTGATGCTATGGTATCATGGGTGTATAACTTAGGTGGCGGAAACTTAAGGTCATCTACACTACTAAAAGTAATCAACGCTGACGATATGGACGGAGTTCCAGCCCAAATGCTAAGATGGAACAAAGCAAATGGAAAGGTACTAGAAGGACTAACTCGCAGGCGTCAAGCCGAAGCGGATATGTTTAGTGGTAATTAAGTACGACGGCAAAGAATATAATATTTCACAGGAAATGTGGGAGGCTATGAATAATCATGCTGAAGAGCGTGATATGACTATAGACGAGTATATTGTTGAGGCTTTCACATTATATAGGGAGCAAAATGTATCAGCAAGATAACAACGAGTATATAGTTTATTCTACTTTTGTAAAGGACAGTAAAGAAGCTGTAGTTATAAAACATAGAGCAAATGGCAGTTGGGGAGTTATATTGAAGGAAAAAGGCAAAGCCGACTTCATAGAATACTACCCTACACATAGTGAAATTTGGGCAGAAAACACTGCTGAGAACTTTGTAGAAGGAATCAAACAATGAGTGGACTTTGGAGACTCTGGGCAAAAAGCTTAGGAGAAAAAGTTGGTGAGACAGACAAACAAGCAGACAGAGTAGCAGTAGTAAGAACAGTATGGTGGTTAACACACATGGCAACATGTTGGTTTATCATGTTAAATGCAATAGCCAATCATGGCTGGGGATTACTAGGAGTATGAATCAAATGAATAATTGGTGGTCAGAAATAGAAATACTTAAACAAACAATTGCAGAACAACAAGAACAAATACAGAAAGCCTACATTAGAATTAAAGAGTTAAACGAGCGTATATCAAAAGAAATCCTAGAAAGAAAAGTATTAGGGCTAGATAACGCAAGTATGTATGATTAATAGTAAAAGATGGCAGGATAGTAGTGATGGTTGGGTAAAGACCATGAACGAAAGTAAAGAAAGGAAAGAACAAATGGAAAGACTAGAAGCATACGAAGTGGTGATTACATTCACACAAGATATAAAAGAAGGCGATCCCTTCGACTGGATTCAAGACGCATTAGATAATAGTGACTTTAGTAAAAAAGCAGTAAAAATTCTAGCGACTGATGTAACGCCCCTAGATATATGGAGCGACGAGAATAAATGGATGCGCGATGTTAGTAAGACTTAATAACTTAAAGAAAGGAATTAAGGCATTACGAGCTAATCAAACAAACACAAGCCCCAGCGAATGGGCAAGGCTCGAAGAAGAGATTAAAGACTTAACTTTGAGAGTAAAGGACATAGAATGTCAAATAACCAAGAACAATTCAGCGGAGACATGAGCCGCAACGAGGTAGAAATTGACCTCAATAAATTCATGGCAATGGTTTCAGAAATCGGTGAACTAAAAGCCAAAATAATGGACTTAGAAAACGATAAAGAGCCAGACAATCCCTACCAGAAGTACATATGGATGTCAAACATGATAGATGCGTGGAGAATATTCCCAAGAGCATTTTTATCTGTGTACATCTTTTTATTGTACTACTGCACAATGTGGTTCATGGAATTACCTGACCCATCAATGGAGCAGTCAGGATTAATATCAGTAGTAGTTGGAGCAGGTGCAGCCTGGTTTGGACTATACGCAGGAACAGCAAAAGATAAGATTAACTCAAAATAATACTTGACAAGGTGTCTAAAATTATGTATAATACATTATGAATTTATTTTACTTAGACGAAGATTTAGACAAATGCGCAGAAGCCCATGTTGACAAACATATTGTCAAGATGCCTCTAGAAGTTGCTCAAATACTATGCACTAGCATATGGATTGATCAGTTTCTAGGCTTCGTTCCACGCGCACTCAACAAAGAAGAACGAGACTTACTCAATTCTGAGAAAGCAAAGATCAAGCATCTACCCCCAGTAGAAAGACCAGTCACCCCGTACCTTCCTATGATGTATAACCACCCCTGTACTATATGGGCGCGCTCATCATTAGATAACCACGAGTGGACACACTGCTATGGCAATGCTTTAAATGACGAGTATAGATATAGATATGGCAAAGAACATAAGTCCATACACGAAGTAGTAAATAAATTACCAGAGCCAGTAAATATGCAAAGAGTAGGCTTTACACAGTTCGGATTGGCTATGCCAGAAGATCTTAAAGATTATGATAATCCAATACAATCGTACAGAGACTATTATCATCTTGACAAAGCAACTTTTGCTAGCTGGAAGTACAGAGATAAACCACATTGGTGGAATGAGGACTACGCAGACTATGAGAATAGAATTACAAGAACAGCCTAGAATATCAGTATACTTTCCAGAGCA